GGGAAAACACCCTGCGGGCTAATAGGCAAGGTGTTTTTCAGCGAGTTAAATGCACCGCCGTTACGGTAGGCGTTAGTGATTTGACGAGTTACCAAGAGCGCAACCTAACGTTGTATTGACGGGCCAGACGGTCGCCTTCAGCGTCAATGCGAGCCTGTCGCTCCATCTGAAGCGCGCGGAAGGAAGCGTTGGTAGCACCGGCTGGCACGTCGGTGGCCTTACGGCTGTCAGGCTGAGCTTCAATGAAGTTACGCTTGATTTCACGGCTTTCCATCAACTTGATTTGGGCGCCGAGTGCGGGGATGTCAATAGCCGTAGAGGGCAGGTTGGCCAACTGCACAGGTACCCCGTTGACCAGAGGCACTACGCCCTTGTAGTTGTAAGGTGCGTCGGCCGCAGCCAAGTTGCTTACTGGCGTCATAGTCACGTCGTCAGTCAGGTTGACCAGCGGGATGAACGGCGCTGAATACATCAGGTACATAGGCAGACCTGGCCAGCCCTGCTCGTACAACTGGATGCCCTGGCCCGAAGGGAAGATGCTGTCGGCTGAACCTGCGCTACTGAACATCTGTCGCTGGACACGCCAGTTACGAATGGCAGGGAAGTTGTGCGTTGGGGGAGCAATGCGGAAGTTAACGCTCAGTACGTCAATGAAGTTGTTAGGCAGGTCGCCCAAGTCGTAACCCTGGAAGACTGGGTTGAATGGGATGCTGGTGCTGTCCACACGGAACAGGCCATTAGATGGGCTGGAGAGGTCACGCAGATCGTCGTTGATAGCCACGCCAATGTCGTAGCGACTGTACCGAGGGTTTAGGTACACGATGACGCCAGCATCGTGGTTGCTCGGCACTGAGCCGTAGTAGCCACGGGTGACGGTAGCGGTCAGATTTGACGCGTCCCAGGCCGTTACGTACATCAACTCTAGTTCTGCCGAGAGGATAACTCCGGGGGCGATAGAGGCCGCCTGAGACCCATTTACGGGGATTGTGAACTGCACGTCAGTCACGGCGGTAGTGAGCTGGACGGTGCGCTCACGGATACCGCCCATGACACGGCGGTACACCTTCTCAATGAGGTCTCCGAATGTCGTGCCGTTTCCGGTACTAGACGAGCCACCAACGGTAATAAGAGTTGCCATGAATTTCCTTTATGCGACTCCGGCCCAGACAAAATAGGCCGAAGTCAAAACTGGGGTAAAGTTGATTGGAGAAACAAGCGACGTTTGACCAGATGTGCTTAGCGCACATCGGCTGTTTAGCGTGCCAGAAGCAGCAGTAACATTTGCGTTGTAACGAGCAGCGTTACCGGCACCAGAAACGCACGCAAGTGAAATAGGGCTCGAAGCTCCAGTTGGCACCAAAACGGCAACGTAGTAAAAACCAGATGACGTAATGTTCACGCTACCGATGCTGATGGCGTAAACACCAGCCGTTGAGGTATTGGATAACGTTCCAGAACCAAGCAACGTTGAGCTGTTGTACAAGCCAATCGAAACGTTGACGGCACCAGTGCCCGCAGCGTTGACGTACACGTAAATGGTGGACACCGTTGCAGTGGCGTTTAAGTACACCTGCGTGAACGTGATGTATCCAGTTGTAAACGAAGTGTTGGAGTTGCAAGCAATGGGGTCAGTAGTCCAACCTTTCAGAAAGTTAGCACTAGGCAAATTGACGGGCGCTTGACCCCACGACAGTGTATTACCAGAACCACTGGCTACCAATGTTGTGCCTGCGGTACCAGAACCTAATCGAGTAACAGTGCTGGTACCTGTCCCGACAATGAGATCGCCAACAGACGTAACCGTTGATAACGGAATAGCGCCAGTTTGCGTTGCGCCTTGGTTGCCTTGGTTACCCTGGAAACCCTGAGAACCTTGAGGACCAATCGTACCTTGGTATCCCTGGCTACCTTGGGGCCCTTGAACGCCTTGAGGTCCCTGAATACCCTGCGGGCCGAGTCCACCCTGTGGGCCGACACCACCAGCAAGGTTGATGAGCCAATTGGTGTATGTGCCACCGCCACTAAATGAAGTAACACCCATCACCAGCGTTGTACCGGAATACGAGGTGACGGTACCAAGCATGTATGCCGTTGGCACTGCTACTGGTATTGCTGAGATTGTTTGGCCGGGCGTGTAGGACAGGCCAGAAGCGACCGTAAAAGTTCTGCTACCTGAGCCAATGCTGTTAGAAGTGGCTGAAGTGGTGGAATAAACGGCGCCCTGCGATCCTTGCGCTCCAGTGGAACCTTGTGCTCCAGTAGAACCTTGTGCTCCGTCGTTACCCTGATAGCCCTGTGGACCCTGCACGCTCGACGGCGAGCCCTGAGTTCCTTGGTAGCCCTGATAGCCCTGAGTTCCCTGCGAGCCCTGCACACCCTGATTACCCTGCGGTCCGGTCAGTCCTTGGAAGCCTTGGTATCCCTGTGGTCCTTGGACAGTTGAAGCCGAGCCTTGAGTGCCCTGAAAACCTTGATTACCTTGGAAGCCTTGCGTGCCCTGTGAGCCTTGGACACCCTGCGTTCCCTGCAATCCTTGTGCGCCAGTAGCGCCCTGAACTCCTTGGCTGCCTTGGTATCCCTGCGAACCAGTACTCCCCTGTACACCCTGAAGACCCTGACTTCCCTGAGCGCCGGTAGCCCCTTGGAATCCCTGCGAACCTTGTGCACCTTGCACCCCTTGATTACCCTGAGTCAGTACCAGTGAGTTGTCGTAAGCCCAGTAGGACTTGGCGTTGGTCGCACCAACGGGATAGGTGACGCGCACGTAGTAGGCGGCCACAGTCGGCACTGCAAGTTGCCACTGGCCTGGACCACCAAAGTCGGTGCCGGTGAGGACTGGGCCGGCGTCTGGCAGACCAGCGGGCGGTACGTCTCCTGCGGCGGGGATAGCGGTGAAGCGTGAGGCGTACCAAGCGTCCACCTGAGCGCCGTTGAGAAAGCCACTAGGTCCGGAGACCACTCCGTCGAGGGTAATTGCCATTACAGTTCTGCTACCTGTCCTGATTGAATAGCGGTCTGGGCTTCGTCAAAGCGACGACCCAGCTTCTCGTTGCCACGCAGGTTCATGCCGGTCTCCACTTCCCAGCGAGAGCCTGCGCGTTGTTCTAGTTCAGCCGCGCCCTTGATGGACTTGGGCTGTACGCCGTCCTTGCGCATACGCTTGTAGGCGGCCACGTCCTTGTGCATTACTGCCGTGTCACGCTCAATCTTGGCTGCCTCAGATCGAGTAGCCATAGCCGAGGGTGCAATCAGGACGCTCCCATAGGTGCGGTTGATGGGTCCATCACACACGTCACAGTTGGTCAGAGCATCGTCTGTGAAGCTCTGCACCACCTCGGTAATGGTCTTACATTCGTTGCACTTGTAGTCGTAGCGTGGCATTATGAAATCAAGTCTCCGTATCCGGCGTGTGTGAGTACCTGGGCCTGCTCGTCTGAGACGTAAGTAGGGGCGAGATACACAGTAGTTATCCAGACTTCGTGGCTTGTGTTACTGACCGTTGGCTGTGGCGGGCGCTGGGTATAGTCCACGTAGTAAGACGTGGCATACGGAGCGTCAGGTTGCCAAGGGTTGTACGGGTATGGAACGTTCGTGTTGGAGTTCTCCTTGGTAGGAGTGTCCTGTACGAACGTACCGTTAGAGAGTGCAAAGACAGCGACGTAGCGAGGCCGGTTCGGAAAGTACCGAAACAGGCGATTCGCTACGCCACCATCTGGCAGAATCGGTGGGTTGTCATAGACGACAGGCGGCGTGAACGTTGGCACGTTGCCTACTTATTCGTCTCGGCCCAGCGACCCCAGTTGACGAGCTGCGAGAACGTCATTGCTTGCACGACCACCAGCAGTTTCCCACGTAAGCGGGGCAGGCTCAGCCATACCCACGGGCATTGTGGTACGGTCGTAACCGTGACGCTGTGACTGCTCAAGGAGCGTCGAAGGGCGCATGTCAACCTTGAATGACACTTCGCCACGGGTGGCACGATCTACTGCACTCTCACGGTAGGACATAACACGCGGCATGGCGGCGTCCTCACGTGACTGGATTTCTTCGCCGGGGTAGGCCATTGTTAGTCCTCGTCCTGATAGGTGTCGAAGGGGTCAACCGGGGGAGCGTCCGTTGCAGGAGCGTGCTCGACCGGCGTGATGCCCATCATCGTTGGTGCTTCTTTGACGCCGCGAGCGGTGTTACGCTCTACGCCACGCAACTTCTGTGCAGTCTGGCCGGAGCCCATAGGCTCGTCACCAAGCATGCCACGCATGTACTTCATTTCTAGGGGCTTAGCAGCGGAATCCATTAGCAGCACCCATTTCCCATCTTGCAACAACCGCAGTAGCAGGGGTCAGGCGTATTGCCCTTACTGCCGAACTTGGCGTTGTTGGCCGCTGCGCGAGCAGTACGGCGGGCGAGTGGGTGTCCAGGCAGGTTCGCTGCCTCGATGCCCTGTGTAAGTCCTTGTCCGGTGGGGATTGTCATTACTGCTTCTCCTCGGTGATAAATTGCACTTCCAGAGGAACGGCTATGCCGTCCTTATCAGTCAGGCGACCGCAGATAAGGCATTGCACCTCATCGGCTGTGGACTGAATGTCGCGTGATCCGCAGACCGCGCATGCAAATGGCCAAGACATAACCGTTCCTCTTTCAGTGACTAAGGCTGACTAGGCCTGGGGGTTTCCGGATTCGCCGTCGTCAACAGCGGGGTTGAATGGGCCGTTGAGGTCGGCGCCGAGGAGCGAGGAGCTCTCGATACGCATGACCGAAGCCTGACGGAAGATGCCGTAAGCACCGAGCCAGTACCAACCCATTGGGACGAAGCGACGCAGGCGGTCGGTGATAGGACCGGGGACCACGTGAGGGAACGCACCGTTGCCGTCCACGTACGAGTGGGCCTTGGCAAGAGCCTGACGACCGATGACAATCGTGCCGTACACGTTGACACCAGCGGCGGCAACCGTGACAGACTTGTCACCAGCGATGGTCAGAGTTGCGCTACCCGTACCCGCAATGGTGAAGGTGTTGGAAGCAACCGAAGCAACCGTGATAGTTCCGGTGATGGTGTTACCACCCGACTTCGACGTGACAGCAGCGCCAACCTGCGGAGCCGAGCCCGTGAAGGTACCCGAACCGGTGAGGGCGCTTGAGTCCCAAGCAGTGATGGTGTAAGCACCAGCGGTGGCCGAGGCACCAGCACCCTGGAATACAGGGGCGCGGGGGGTCTCGATCCAACGGACGCCTTCGTAGGCACCCAACTCACCCGTCCAGATTTCACCTGGCTGCGAGTAGGAGTGCGGTGCACGCCAGCCCTGAGCGCCAGTGCTGGAGAAGGTTTCGCCCTGAATGTCTGCAACGAGGTCAGGGTGAATGTAACCAACGTAGTAGCCACCGAAGGTCGGGACGTTCTGCGAGCGGAGACGGGCACGTGCCACGCGAATGTCCAGCGAGGACAGCGTGTTAGAGGTACCGACACCCGAACGAGAGGTCGTGGTGGTGTTCAGTGCGGTCGTAGCGCCAAGGCCCGAACCGTACATAACGTTGGTGAC